AGTCTAATAAAACATTGAAACATGACACGGTGGGGCTATGGGTGCACGTTGAGAGCACTAAAAAAGCATGGGTTAGGGCCCATGCAAGAAAATTATACCAAGGAGATTATACCATGATTTCACAAACAATTGCAAAACCATCTTTTACTAAATCTAAAGCCTATGGCTTGTGTGGCACACTCGCACTCGCTACAGCATTGCTTATCGGTGCTGGTCAAGTATCAGCGGATGAAATAACACAGCCAGTAGTTGACGCTCAACCAGCGGTGTCTAATGTGTACACGGCTGACAATGCCGGCAATGTTACTGTGACACCGTCTGAAACAGTGGTACCGACAGAAACGCCGGTAGCAACTACAGAAGTAGCTACACCAGCACCAGCAACAACTACAGAGGTAGCTCAACCAGTAGCAGAAACACCGGCAGCACCTACAAGCGTGACTAAAGAGGGTGACACTATCACCGTCGAAAACCCTAACGTGCAAGTGGACTTTCCTAATGGCACTGGTAAATATAACCCGTTTGAAGTGGAATACAAAGATATCAACTTCCCAGACGATATGGCGATCAATGAAGGTGACAAAGTTGTAACTGAACTACCTAAAGAAATTGGTTTGCAGACTAGCTTTGATTTCGACGTTTACAACAACGAGAATGTCGTTGGTAAAGCCAACGCTGACGCTCAGACACGAGTGATCACAACGACATTTAACAATTATTTCACTGAGCACCCTTTGAATAAAAAGATGTCTTTAAAATTCGATGCGAAATGGCTTGATGTCGTTGAACCGGGTAAACCAGTAACAGTGAATTTCGACGGTACTGTTAAGACATTCACCATTGGTGAAGAAGGACCGCTTCCAACAGACGAGCTTCTTTCAAAATGGGGTAGCCAAAATAAAGATAACCCACAAATCATCAATTGGACCTTGCGTCTTAACACTGCCCGCCAAGTGCTTAACAATGCATTATTGTCTGATACTTGGTCAGATAATCAAGAGTTCGTTGACGGCTCACAAAATATCTACTTCGTTGAGAATCCTGTTAAGTGGACTGGCATTGATTATTCAGCTAAGGATTACCTTGAAAGCTGGAATGTTAGAGCAGACGGCTTTGATGCGAAATTCAAAGAGTTTAACCGCATCATGTACATCGATTACCAAACACGCTTGAAATCAGCGGTTAAAGACTCAACTAATCCGACTAACAAGGCTACGCTGGTAGCGGTAGATGCTGGGGCTGTCTCAACATCTAAGGTGCAATTAGTAGGCGGACGTGGTGATGCTAGCGGTGAAAACAAGCCAAAACCAACCTTTGAACTTCCACACGACGCACCTAAAGTTGACATCCCAGAATTTGAGGGTGGCATCCCTGGAATTCCAGAGGTACGAGAATTGCCAGAGTACACTGAGCCAATCGGAACAGTTCCTAATGAAGCCCCAGTACATGATAAGCCAGAATTCCAAGGCGGCATCCCCGGAATCCCAGAAGAACGTGAGCTCCCACCATTTGAAGGTGGCGTAGTGCCAAACGATGCCCCTGTCCTTGACTTGCCAGAATTGAAAATCCCAGAGGAACCAACTAAACCGACACCAGAGAAACCAGTGACACCGAAAAAAGTACCTAGCAAACCCGTAGACGCTCCGAAAGCGAAAGAGGCGGAATCCGCCACAGTATCTTATAAGCTCGATTCTGAGCCAAAAGAAGTGGCAAATACGACGGTTTACGGTGGCACTCTTCCAAACGCTGGTGAAAAAGAAGGAATTGCTAGCACTCTTGGTCTAGCAGTTATCGCTGTTGGTATCGCAGGTTTGACATTGAGCTTTAAGAAATATAACGAAGGTGAAGGAGAATAATCATGAAAGAAAACAATAAACAAGTCATATTTTACAGCGCTGAAAAAGATGCGTTCCTTAAAAGTTACAAAGATAGAGGAAACCTAGTTTTCGCAGCGACATTTACTGACCGTTTGAGAGACGCACTATACTTGCCAGTTGAACCATATGAGGAACAAAAAACTGAAATCGACAAACTTGCTGAAGCGTTTGACTGCGAAGTGCTTATCGTAGAAGCCGAGTATAACGTTACTAAACTTGACGGTTCGGGCTTTGAATGCACGGAACGTAACGAAGTTACAAAAGACGAAATCAAAGCATTTTTGAGAAAAATAATTAATTAAATAATTGAAGCGGTGGGAGGGAAGGCATTAAAAAAGCACCCACAAAGTAGGTGCGTTCATCAAAACAATTTACTTAAATTATAACACAAAAGAAAAGGAGGAACAATTGGCAAACAGAAGAATGTTCAGTAAAGATGTTCTAATGACAGATGATTTTCTTGATTTACCTCCAACAACAAAGGTTTTGTATTTCTTCTTAAACCTAGAGGCAGACGATGACGGATTTGTCGCAAACCCCAGAACCGTTATGAGATTTATAGGCTCAACAAAAGACGATATGAAACTTTTGGTCGAGGGTAATTATGTGCTTTTGTTTGATACTGGAGTAGTGGTTATAACGGATTGGACGGAACACAACTCCATAAGAAAAGATAGAAAGAAAGCCACTAGATTCGTAGAGGAAATGCAACAAATAGCGCTAGTGGAAGGCAATAAATACAAGTGGTTATCAGACGTGCAACCAAGTGACAACCAAGTGACAACCAACCGTCACCCAAATGGGTGCATAGGAGAGGATAGGATAGGAGAGGATAGGAGAGGAGAGGATAGGATAGGAGAGGATAGGATAGGTAAGGATAGGGGAGTAGAGGTAAGAGAAGAAAAACAACCAACCCCCACCACTCCTTTCAATCAAGATTTTGCAAATCTCTACAAATCTTTTGAGCAAGAAACAGGAAAAGCTCTATCACCATTACAAATGGAAGATTTGCAGTATATGCTAGAAGACTTTAACGCCGACGTCATCCTCGAAGCTCTAAAAGAAGCAGTAAGCCAAGGTAAGGCGAACTTTGCTTATATCAAAGCTATTCTAAACCGTTGGAAACAAGACAACTTAATGACGGTTGAACTCGTTAGGAATAGCAAGGCTAATCGCAAGAGCAAGAAGCAACAAAACAATGCAAATTCAGAGCCACAAATTAATGAAGAATGGGGCTTCTAGGACAGACGAAAACCCATTTTAGAAAAGAGGTAATACATGCTAACGCAAGCTGAAATTATCGCAAACACGAAAAGGCTAGACGGTAAGTGTCCAATTCATGGGTTACCTATGATGCAACTTAATATAGCCGTAAAAATCGCAGGGGAAGACGAACCACGCAAACCCTCACCAATTTGCCCTAAGTGTGCTCAAGAGCAAAGGGACAAGAAAGAAGAAGAGTTGGTGAAGGAGAGCTTAAAGAACAATCTTTACTTAAGAACTTATGATGTACTCATGAGAGACAGCACAATTCCTGAAGAGTTAAAATCAGCATCCTTTGACAATTTTATTGTTAAGACACCACAAGAAAAGCAGATGTTAGAGTTTGTCAAAGCGCAAACACAGAAATATCTTAATGGTTTCGAGGGGAACACGTTGCTAACTGGTACTACTGGAGTTGGTAAGACTCATTTAACTGTCGCTATGGCTAAAACACTGAATGAAACCTACAAAGATAAAGACAATCCCAAAAGCGTGCTATTTGTCAATCTCACAGAAATTCTAAGAAAAGTCCGAGAAAGCTTTAAGTTTGAAAGCAAAGAAAGTTATTATTCAAGGATGCTTATGGAAGCTGACTACTTATTTCTTGATGATTTAGGCGTTAAGCTTGGAAACTCAGGGCAATCCAAATCAGCATGGGAAGAAGAATTTATCTTTGATGTGTTAAGCCATCGAAAGAACACTATTATCACAACCAACCTAAGCAATAATGAAATAGCAAACCTTTACAGCGAGCGTGTCGCAAGTCGTGTTCGCACAGGACTAGAAGGGAATGTTTTCAGGGCAGTAGACATCGAAGATAAACGATACACGCTTAATCAACTAAAGGCGGAAGGATAGATTATGACGGAAAAAGAAGTAAAACTTAAGCTCTTTGAAGACTACGAGCGGATTCATGGGCTGGTGTTCTCGGAAGAGCACAAACAAAAAATGATGGATGAACTAGACCTATATTCATTCATCGAGAAATTAAACGAATATATGGCATTTGGCCACCAATCGATAATGGTATTTGAGGGAGCGAATAATGATAACATTCAAAGAATTTGAAGAAGTCTGGGACGAGTCAAGAGTTTTAAGCGACATTGTAAGAGTGCTAAGTTTAGCCGAAGAGAAGAACTATATCGAGGTCAAAGTTTACGAAAGTATTAACGGGATAGACATCTCGTCATCGGTCAGACTGGATGCTGAAGATAAAAAGGATGTTGTTGATCTTTTGAGTAAAATTATGGCACGGAAACTCAGCAGACTTAGAGAGCAAGGTTTCGATTTTTACGAAGAATACCAAAAATCAGAAACTACCGCCTAAAAACGATAATAGACCCCTTAAAATGCGAAATAAGGGTATTCGAGAAAGGAATAATAACATGACAAACCAAATTCAAGAACACAAAGGCGATTTTTTAACGAATCCACAATTAATTACAGCTAACGTGGTTAGACAGTACCTTGACCCACAAGGAAAAGCAAACAATGAAGAACTAGCCTACTTTATTGCCACTTGCAAAGAGCGAAACTTAAATCCGTTCACTAAAGAGGTCTATTTCATCAAATACGGGAACAACCCCGCTCAGATTGTAGTATCAAAAGATGCCTTTATGAAACGTGCCGAACAAAACCCAAATTTTGACGGTTTTGAAGCCGGTGTAGTAGTAGAAACTGCCGAAGGTGAAACCAAGCATATCACTGGTACGATTCATGGCAAGAATGACACCCTTTTAGGCGGCTGGGCAAAGGTTTATCGTAAAGATCGTAGCTATCCTATTGAAACAGACGCTGACTTTAAAGCGTACAATACAGGCAAATCAATGTGGGCTAAAATGCCAGGGCTCATGATCCGAAAAGTAGCGCTAGTATCGGCAATGCGTGAAGCGTTTAGCGAAAACGTGGGCGGTCTATATACTGCTGACGAAATGGAGCAATCAGCACCTATTGATATCACTCCACAAGAAACGCAAGAAGAAGTGAAAGCTCGTAAGATGCAACAAATCGAGCAAATGCAGCAAGAAGAAACCGAGCGACAGCGTGAAGCAGAACTAGAACAAACCTATCAAGAAGCGCAAAGTCAAACCGAAGAACAAATTGAATTGCCGTTTACTTAAGAGGATAAGCCATGAAAGAAGCAGAAAAAATTAACACACTAGACAACATTGAAATCACATTTGAACCCGCAAAAGTTACGTTTAATGACTTTGAAGCCTTTGAAAAAGGAATCGAACAAGCCATAGCTCAGTATGGCACGTTTGACCTTGAAGTCAATTCAATTGAGGAAGTCAAAAAAGCTAGGACTGACTTGAACAAGTTGAGCAAGAGCTTGGAAGATAAGCGCAAGGGAATTAAAGGCGCTATTAATAAGCCTTACGCTGAATTTGAAAAAGCGTACAAAACACCTTACAGCAAACTAAAAGGCTTGATTGATGAACTTAAGAATCAGATTGATAGTTACGAGCAAAACCAAAAAGAACTCCGAAAAGATGCAGTTAGACAATGGTTTAAAGCGAAAGCTGAGGAAGGTAATCTCAATCCAGATGTCTTTGAGCAATACTTGGATGATTACAGCAAGGGTACTCAATTCAAGAAAGATACTTTTACACTCTTAAAGAAAACTGAGGGAGAGCTTGAAAAGATTGTCATTGACGAAATCAACAAGCAAAATCAGAAAGACCAAGACATGCTTGTTATCACTGGTCAATGCGCTAGTAATAACCTAGGGCCTGCCACTTACGTCAGAATGTACGAAAACGGGGCTTCACTAGCCGAAGTGTTGAATAGCATTAACCAAGATGTGGAAAGCGCTAGATTATTCAAAGAACAACAAGAAGCCAAAGCAAAAGCTGAAGCTGAACGACAAGCAGAGCTTGAACGTCAAGCGAAGGAAAATGCGCAAGCCCAAATCAAGGCGTATAACACCGAAACGGGCGAGATAATCGAAGACGGTATAAATAACCTCAGACAAGAAACAAGCACCGTACAAGCAAAACCAGAGGGTAATAACGTCAAATACGCTACGACAATTAAGTTTGTGTTCGACTTAGAGCAAGCTAAAGCATTTAAAGAGTGGTTGAATGCTCATGATATCGGGTTTGAAACTGTGGAAGGAATGAAGGAGGTAGAAGATGGAAATAACTAATAAAGGCTATATCAATTTTAACGACAAATATAACGACAAAGAGGCGAACTATTGCACAGCCTCCATGAGTTTCTATAACGGGAAGGATGAAGGAGGTAGCTATAAAAGCGGTTATATTGGCGTTATCGCTTTCGGTGAATTAGGAGATGCTCTTTTTAACAGCGTCGGGAAATTAGTAACAGTTTCCGGGTATTACCGGCTAAAAGAATATGGGGACAAAAAATACCCACAAGTGGTTATTACAGCTATCGACAACAACCAAGGAAACTATGGAAATCAAGGTAGCTACAATCAACAACCGCAACAACAAACGCCAAACTTTGGGCGTAATAACCAAATGCAAGGTAATCCGTTGGACATCAGTAGCGATGATTTACCCTTCTAAGGTGTTCTTATGGAAAGATTGATTTTAAAATTCGAGCTTGATAGAAAGCAAATGATCTCAGCGAATGACAGACTACACTTTCAGAAAAAGGCTAAAATCACAAAATTTCTAAGACAGCTAGCGTATTACGAAGGTCGAAACACCTTACTTGATTATTTTGGCTTGCCTTTTAACGAGAAAAAGCCTTGTAAGGTGATAGTTTGGATATTCGCCCCGACAAATCGAAAATATGACCCGCCAA